TTACAGTAGAGAAGGGGAATATAAAGTTAAAGCTAAAGATGGTAAATTTATAGAGACTATAGATTGGAAAGATGTAGATATGGATTCTGATAAGTATATGATGGAAATTTTCCCAACTTCTGCATTATCCAACACTCCTGCTGCTAGACTGGCTGATATTCAAGATCTAATGGCTGGTGGTTTTATTGGAAAAGAAGATGCGCTAAAGCTTCTAGACTTTCCTGATTTAGAAGCTACTACAAATATGCTTAATGCAGATAATGAAAATTTAGAGAAACTTATCGAAACAATGATGGATAAAGGCAAATATTTCCCTCCTGAGCCTTATCAGAACTTGGAAAATACAATTAGAAAAGTCCAACAGGCGTATTTAATGTACCGAGTCCAGGGAGCTAGTGAAAATCGTTTAGAACTTTTGAGACAATATATGGAAGATTGTCAGAATTTAATTATGAAGTCTAAAGAACGATCTCCCTCTCCACAAGAGTTAGCACAGCAGCTAGCTTCTCAAGGAGCTAAAGGAGCTGCCACGGCTGCCCTTGAACAGGGGCAAGAAGGTCCTGTGGGGCAAGAAAGTGCCATTGCATCAGGAGCATTACCTCTGGGAGACATGCTTCAGCAGGGTGTTCAGCAATTAGGTCAGGCTATCGCTGGTCCAATGCAAGAACAAATGAAAACTCAAGTATCAGAAACAATAGAAAAGGCAAAACCTTAACATTATAATATAATAACATATAGTAGGAGCTATTATGACTGAAGAAACTAATCAACCAGAATATGGGCAAGTAGAAGGTGCTGAACCTGAAGTTCAATTAGACGAGGATAGTTCTAAGGCTATAGAAGAACTAGTCCATGCAATGGAAAAAAAAGACACCATTAATGGGGTAGCTAAACCTGAAGAACCTTTAGAACCTTTAGAACCTGTAGAAGAAAAGAAAGAACCTGTTGCAGATCCTAGATTTTCTAAGAAGTTTGCAGCATTAAGTAGAAGAGAAAAACAATTAAAAGCTAAAGAAGCTGCCTATGCTAAAAGATTAGCGGAGTTAGAAAAACGATTAGAGAAACCGGAGTCGGAAAAACAACTTCCACCCCCTCCAGAAGTTCCTCTGCAAGATCGTCTAAGATCTAACCCCTTAGAAGCTTTAGCAGATATAGGGTTACCGTATGAAAAACTAACTGAATTAGCTCTGAATGATGGAAATTTAACTCCAGATATGCAGATGAAGTTAATGAGAGAAGAGATAGAATCAGGATATAAATCTAAATTCGAAGAATTAGAAAAGAGAATGTCTGATAAAGATCAGACTGATAAAACTGCTAGATATGATAGAATACAAAAAAACTATATGAGGAAAGTAGGAGACTTTGTTGATAAAAACCCAGAAACCTACGAGTTTGTAAAAGCCAATGACGCCTCTAACGTTATTTATGATGTTGTTGAGCAGCATTATAAAGAGTCAGGGAAGATTTTAACTATTAAAGAAGCGGCGGACGCTGTAGAGTCGCACTTTGAGGGAGAAGCTGAAAAGCTTTTAAAACTCAAAAAAGTAGGTGCTAGATTAAAAGCATTTATGGATCAGCCTAAAGAGCCAAAGACACCAACCCCTAATAAGCCAGTTACATTGACAAACGCTCATTCCCAACAATCACTGGAGGAGCCTATTAAGCGATTACTATCTGATGAAGAGTCAAAATTAGAAATAGCAAAAATGCTACGGTGGGAATAAATTATATAACTTTAGGAGGTTAATATGTCAGTACATTCCGGTTTAAGTATGGCGAACTTTTCGGCTGCACTTAAACAACATTACACATCACAACGAATTGAAAATATGGTCTATAAGGATAATCCTTTTTTGGCTATGCTTTCTAAATATGAATCTTTTGGTGGTGAAAACTTGAAACTACCCATTAAATATGGGATACCTCAAGGTCGATCTGCTTCATTTGCAAAAGCACTTGCAAATAAGTCTAATTCACAATTAGCGGCTTTCTTACTTACTAGGAAAGCAAACTACTCTCTAGCTAACATTGATAATGAGGTTATAGAAGCATCAAAAGGTAATGCGAATGCATTCATTGAAGCTGCTACAACTGAGATTGATGGCGCTCTTGAAGCTGCTACTAGGTCACTAGCTATTTCTCTTTACGGAGATGGTGGTGGTACTATTGGTCAACTCTTGGCTGATCCTGGTACAGGTACAACATTTACTCTAAAGCAACCTGATGATGTTACTAACTTTGAAGTTGGTATGACTGTTGTAGGTGCTACTGCACGAACAGGTGGTACTACCCATGCTGGTGCTGTGGTTATTTCGGCTGTTAATAGGGATACTGGTGTTATCACGGTCTCTACAGCTATCCCTGCTGCTTGGTTAATAGATGAATTTATTGTTGTAGAGGGAGATTATGATGCTATGCTTTCAGGTATAGGTGCTTGGATTCCATCTTCAGCTCCCGGTTCTACGGATGATTTCTTTGGTGTCGAACGTGACTTAGATCCTACTCGTTTAGCTGGAATTAGGTTTGACGGAACTGCACTTCCTTTAGAAGAAGCTCTCATTGGCGCTGCTTCTAGAGCTGCTAGAGAAGGTGGTAAACCAGACGTTTGTTTTATGAACTACTCAAACTTTGCCGATCTTGAAAAGGCATTAGGTTCTAAACTTACCTATATAGATGTCAAGGTAACAACTGACATTGGTTTTAGAGGTATTCAAATTAATGGTCCACGAGGAACTATACAAGTAATTCCTGATCAAAACTGCCCCAAAGATGTGGCTTATATGTTAGACATGTCTATGTGGAAACTTTACTCTCTTGGTAAAGCTCCTAAAATTCTTGATCCAGATGGGATGAGATTTTTAAGAATTTCTACTGAAGATGCTGTAGAGGTTAGGATTGGTTACTATGCTCAACTTGGGTGTAGAGGACCTGGATTTAACGTAAGAATTGCACTTTAATAAATTTTAGGGGAGTCGTAAGGCTCCTCTTTTTTGCTGCGTGTTGTATAACACTCAGACTAAAGGAGAAATAAAATGGCTAATCGAAATTTTAATAGGGTGCAAGCTCTAGATAAAGAAATTAAACATATTTACGGAGAATGGAAGGTAGCAGAAGGTGCAGGTCCACAAGTTGTAAACGCTAGTCGTAGTGCTGGTATTGCTTCTGTTACTTTAAACAGTGCTGGTAACTACACTGTTTTATTGGATGATAATTATCCTGCTTTATATCATGTTGAAGCTCTCTACCATTTTGGAACTGTAGTTGGTGTTACTGGATCTTTTGTGCAACTATGGTCAGAAGATGTGAATGGTGCTGTACCTGCTACATCAAAAGAAATTGTTATACAGTTTGTAAGAATGGATACCGGAGTTGCCGCTGCTGTACCTGATAATGTGATAATTAAGTTTCATGCAGTATTAAAAAACTCTAATAGCTCTGCTGTTGGTGCTGGTAACTTAACTACTCAACCATAGGGAGTAAATCATGGCTAAAAAAGACGGAATGATGATTGCTATCCTAGAAGGTATGAAGAAAAAGGGTGACGCTCCTGAAGAAGAAGAAAGTGAATACGGAAAAGTAGAATCTGATTCTGATTTAGGAGAGGAAATAGAAGATTCTGATGATTTAGGTTACGACTCTGCAGTTGAAGAAATGTTTTCTGCATTCGAATCTAAAGACTCTGCAGGATTCAAAGACGCTTTAAAAAATTTCATACGACTCTGTGTGGATGAGCAAGATGAAATAGAAGAAGATTACTAAGATATGGGGGCTAACGCCCTCTCTCCTTTGGGGGTAGCATGGCTGCAATAACAGAAAGTGCCTTAGTTGCTAGAGTTCGCCAACGTGCGGATATGGAAGATAACTATTTTATTTCAGATATAGAAGTGCAAACTTATATTAATGTAGGTTTGTCAGAACTACACGACTTATTAATACAAACATATGGACAAGATTATTATATAAGTAGCAAAACTATTACAACTACATCCGGTATTGATACTTATCCACTTAATGATTCTACTTCATCTTACGATATAGCTGCAACAGATTTTTATAAACTACGAGGCATAGATGCTAAGTTGAATGGTAATGTTTGGTCCACATTAATACCTTTTAATTTTAATGAGAGAAACCTAAATCAACAAGGATCTATAACTAATGTCTGGGGATTAACCAATACTAGATACAGATTGGTAGGAGAGAATCTTGTCTTTACTCCTTCTCCTAATTCAGCTATAGAGGTTAAGATATGGTATATTCCAACTTCTCAGCAATTTAGCAGCACAACTCCAGCTACTTCTACAACTACATTCGATGATATAAATGGTTATTCTGAGTATGTGATAATTGACGCAGCTATAAAATGTCTGCAAAAAGAAGAAAGTGATGTTCAAGTTTTATTAGCTCAAAAAGCAGCTATGAAACGAAGAATAGAAGTAGCTGCTAGTAATAGAGATGCTGGTAGTCCTTTAAGTGTGAGTGATGTTTATAGAGCTAACAACTCTTTCTGGAGTAGATAATGGCTGTTACTAAATTTATGAATTTAACACTACCAGTAGTGGGAAAGACTATTGGTCCTATATGGGCTACTATGGTAAATACTGCAATAGAAGCTATAGATAATCACGATCATAGTTCTGGTAAGGGAAAACTTGTACCTACTAGTTCTTTAAGAATAAGTGGGGATATTGATTTTACTCCAAGTACAACAGCTTACGGAGTTAAAAATCTTTCTTATGCTAGATTTACAGATTTAAATGCTGCTGGTCTTCCTGCTCCCACTAATGAGTCTGTTTTATATTCTTGGAAAAACGATTTATGGTGGAATCATGATTCAGGAACTGGTGCTGGTACTCCTGTTCAAATTACTCAAAATGGTGTAGTCGCTTCAAAAACTACCTATTTTGAAACCTTTACTTTGCAAGAATCAAGAAGCACCTTTTCCATGGGATCATATGAGAGATATTCTTTTATGGCTGTTCAACCTGCTGCTGGTGGAACAACTATTAATCTTCCGTACACAAACGCTGTAGGAGGAGGAAAGTTTTTTATAATACAAGATGTTAAAGGTTCTGCTAGTACTAGGAATATAACTATATCTCCTAAAAGTACTAATTATATAGGAGGAGGCGCTCTAGCAGCAGATGTCGTAATAAACACATCTTATGGACATTATTGGATAACTTCAGATGGAAGTACAAAATGGATAGTGTTATCTAGTAATTAGGAGGTATTAAATGGCATCTTATATGAGTCTTACTTTACCTGTTGTCGGTACTACACCCCTATACTATTGGGCTGCTTTATGGAACTCTTTGTTAGGTAGAATAGATGATCATAATCATAGCGAACACAATAATTATGGTAAGTATTTAGATTGGGGAGGAACAAATAATGGTATTGCAATTACTTCTGATTTAGATATGAAACGTTATAAAACTTATGGAGTGGGTAAGATAGTTAGTGAGGCTTTGTATGAATTAGAACATTTTGGATTTAATACAAGATATCATAATAGAGATATAAGGTTAAACTACTTTAGAATGCACGAACCCTATTCTTTAGATGCAACCGAATATACCAGTTCTCTGTATGCTCAACAATACGAAGGTGAGAGACTAACATCTGATGAGGGCACTGGTCAACCTTCTGCTGATTTTGGTATGAGTCAAGCCTCTGGGCGAGATTTAGTATGGAATTTTGGTGTTGGAAAAAATGATGCTCATTATGATACTAGTGTAAGAGATTCATTGTCTTACAACTCAAAAGATTCTACATTATTAAGTGAAACTCGTATTATTACAGGTTTTCCTGCTTATTATCCTTTAGGTCTTAATCCTGGACTTTTTCCCACCAAGTTTTCCGACTCTAATTTTATAAGTTTTGTTGGTGTTGAGGATAATGGTGCTAACGGTTATAAAATGGCTAATATTGCTGTCTCATCAGGGGTAGTACAGGCTCAAGAAACTCATTACGGTGTTTTAGCCTCTACTTATAGTACTACAGGTACTACTGACCTTTTGTTAGGAGAAACAGGATACTTTGATATAGAACCATGGGTATCAGCACCATTAGGAAAAACCTTATCAACATCTTATGGTATAGATGAGCAAATGTTTCCCATTGGATATGCTGTATGGGTTCATGATAGGGCTGGAAATGCTTCTGTTAATCCTTTTAATTTTGCTGTAGAAGCTTACGGAGGTGGTTCTGGCGCATCTAGAATGACATGGTATGGTTCTACAGGAACATTGCATGATTTTAATGCTTCTATAACAATGGGACCTACATATCCACCTGTAGTTTTGAATGTAGATTATGCTAGTATATTATTTGTAAAATATTATATACCCAACACTTACTGGTACGGTCAATGGTTTGGATACTTTGCTAACTTTCCTTAAGGGGTGAATTATGGCTATACAAAAACAACTTATACAAATACCCCTACTAAAAGGAGTAAATACTAAAGTAGATCCTATGCAAGAACTGCCTGGATCTATTACTGTTTTAGAAAATGCTAAGTTTACAAAAATAGGAAAAATATCTAAACGTAATGGTTATGATAAGTTATCTTCTCATAGTTCATATTTTGGAGGACAATTAGGCAGTACTTTTGAC